TGTATCAACACTTTGTAAATCCGAAAAATTAGCAGACATATGATTTATTTATCAGCTGGCATTGATTACCAATTGCATGTTTACATTAAAGTCAGATTAATGCTAAATCTGCATTCAGAGCGCTCAATGGCATTGCAGATGTGCTGGTCCTGTAATTCAACAACAGTGCAGATGCATCATCATCCAAGTAGAAAAAACCTAGTGTTGTATAACCTGGCAATGCATCAATGGATGCATCATCAAACAACTGCAATCCTGCTGCAATCTTGTATTGCAACATGTTGTCCATGATGCCACCATTGCTGGTCCATTGTGCAAAGCTGCTCTGCGTTTCACTCAATGTATTGTTGTTGTTGCTCCAGTCAATGATGCCTTCCAGCTGAGCATCTTGTGGTGTAGTCTTGTATGAGTAAAAAATATAATAATCTTCAACATTGATGTTGGTCCTATCTTGAGGCAAAACCAATGGCCATCCCCATTGTTCCAAATAACTTGCTGCAACACCAAGGTTATATTTTTGATCACCAGGTATATATGTTGAAGGTTCCAAATCACCATCACTGTTTCTATACACCGGAACGTTGGCATTGCACAACAAATATTTGCCACTGAATCGTTCATATGCTACAATGAATGCTGCATCTCCAGTGCCAAAAGCACTGAGTCTGGCTGTTGCAAAGTCCAGCTTGTTGCCTAGATTTCTACCAAAGTATTCATTGTTTACATAACCCAAACTTTCAAAGTTTTGTTTGAAAGTGTTGCGAGTGCCCCACAATTTGCTGTGTTTGATGCTGCATAAATCCATTTGTGCTCTCAAATCCGAAGGTGCAGCAAATCTCAGTGATTCAAAATGTTGCAAGCTTTCACCTGCCATTTGATACATGCTGTCCAGTGCATCAATGTTGCATTCATCAATGCTGACATTGTTGGCTACAAAGTTGGCAGTTTTTTCATAAATTCTTTTGCCCAATGCATTGTTGTTTGCAGATGCATCACCCAAAATTGGACCCAAAACAACATCAAAGAATGCATCTGTATTCTGCAATGATTCTTGAAATCTATAACCTTTGATGGTTGATAAGTAGTCAAAATCTTCATTGAATTTGTTGGCCACATAAACACCTGCATTGCTGTAAACATTGAATGCATTGGATGATCCTTGAATTGTTGCAGCAATGCCTTGTGTTGTAGTCATGTTGCCACATGCACTCAAATATAAATTGGTTGCTTCAAATGGAACTGTGACATAGCCTCTGAAGAATCCACCACGAGGATAAAATTGCAGATTGCCAAAATCACTGCGAATGATGCATTGTGCAACAGCTTGTGAGCCGCTCATGACTGCAACAAATACTGTGTTGTTGACTATGCTGCTGATGGCATCAACTTGAGAAAGTTTGAAACCATTTTTAACAGCATCATTGTTGATGCTGCCTGCACGCACAACAAATGGTATTTTAGTATCCACGTAATTGTTGCTGTTGATGGTGAATGCTGAACCAATGTGGTCAATGCCATTGCTGGAAAATGTCAACTGCTGTGCAACATTGGATGATACAGTATAATACATGGTATCTGCAGCCATTTGCAATACACTGTATTGAGGATACAGTTTGCTGCTCAATTGTGCAGTTTGCAAATCAACAAACTTGCTGGTATCAAATTTGACTGATACAATGGGATGTCCAGGCAAATCATCTACATAGTAAATGGTTGCAGTGCCACTGGATCCAGCAAAAATACTGCCTGCATCAGTTTCAAGACATTTAATGATGTTGACGCCACTGAGTTTAACATAAATGCTTGCATTTGTTGTTGTGATGCTGTCAACGCAATTGTAATCAACTGCACCAGTAGGCAATGTCACAGGCTGCAAAAATTTACTGACTGTTTTCAAATGCACATCTGCATCTTGCAAAAATGATGTTGCATCAACAAAACTGCTGGCTGATTCATCAACACGCAGCTGAACAACTGGTTCAGTTGGTTGATTTTGCCATGTGTTGAATCTGGTGATGATCAGTGGATTTGCAATTGTGGATGCAGTCAACTGTGTGCTGGTTGCTGATAAAACAATGTTGTCTGCCACATAATTGAATACACTGAGGGTTTGTATGTTGCTGCTGTAAACTGCATTGGCACTGCTGTACATGTACAGTGTTGCATTGTAGTTGCCAGGCATGCTGTAACTGTGTTGAGCAGTCAATGCAGTAGAAGTAGCTCCATCACCAAAGCTCCACAAAATTCTGGTATCAGATAAAAATGCAAATGCACTGTTGTTGAATGTGAATGTAAATGGGCAAATGCTGAGCGAGTACCCAGTCAATGCTGGTGCACCAGCAAAGTTGGTTGCAGCAAAGTCAAAAGGAATGGGTGTTGTGTAACTCATGCAGCGTCTATTACTTTGATTTGAGAATCCAGCAGTTCAGGTTGATACAAATATGGATACATGAAATACTGCAGTTGTTTGTTTTGTGTTTGCAAAGCTGTATCATTGCTTGGGTACAAAGGATTCCAAGTCAAAAAGCTGATGCCTGGAGTTGATATTTCAGTGCCATCAATTGTACGCACAGTGTTGATGGCACTGACACCACCAATGTTGAGCAATGTCAAGGAAAGTTGTGTCAAATTGATGGATTGCCCCAGTGCATTGTTGCTGCTGGCAAAAAAATCTATAACAGCGTTTTTGACTGCTGACTTGATTTGATTGGTGCTGGTTTTCAAAGCAACATCTCTGGTAACAACCAATGAACATTGAGACAATAAATCTGTAGACAATGTTTCACCAGGCAGTGCAGTTGCAACAGCATATGCTCTGTAAACTGGATCACTGGGTATTACTTCTACATTGGCCAAGCTTTGATTGCCCAGTTGATTGATCATCAACTGCTTGAGAGATGCAGACAACAATTGTGGTTCAGCATTGTTGAGCAAGTACAAATTGGGCACTACAAAACAGTAAACATTGTTGAAATCGCATGCATCATAAAAGTTGACTTGATTCAACAACACGCCAGCATCATCATTGGGTTGATTGAGTCCAATGTCATAAAAGTATTTGACATACTCTTCAACATACAGCTTGTTGTTGACAGTTTTGCTGGATACAATGATGTTGGAAAAATTCTTTGCAACAAACAAATCAAAATCATTGGTTGTTACAATTCTGTTTTGAGAAGCAAACAATCTGGGTGCATTGGTTTTGATGTCTTGCACACTCTCCATGAGTTTGGGTTGAGTGGATTGAGCAGTGTTGATGATGGTCAAGTATGCCAATTGTGGAGTTGTCAAATAGTTGGAATCAACAGAAGTAGTATCTGCATTGATGGCTCTCAACTTGCTGGTGTTGAGCTGAACAAAGTTGCCTTGCAGTGCACTGCTTTCTATGATGCCATTGCGACCATTGCTGACCAAGTAATAGATGGCAATTTCTTCATTGGACCGCAGCTGACGTCCAAATATGCCATCACCAAATTTAATTTCATATCGTCCGTTTTCATTGAATCTGCGTTCAAAAGCTTTTGTATTGGCTTGTGACAAGTACAAAGAAGATGTCTCCAAGTACTGATACCATTTGCCATCAGTATTTTCTTTGACGTATACAAAGATATTGTTGTTGTCAATGAATCTCTCTTGAGTTGGTTGTGCATCTGTGTTTTCATCCACAATGATGAATGTTTCAAATGGTTGTCCAATGGCAAACAATGCATCATATTCTGCAAACTGTCCTTGATACAACAAACTTTGACTGCCAATGCTGTCAATGGTTTCAGAACCAGCAGTAGTTTTTTCAAAGTAAATGTCATTGGCAATGGAGTAAATGGTGCCACCACTGTTGATGAAAGAAAACTGACGCAATGCATAGTTGCCCATGGATAAATCTGGAGATGCAACAGCACTCATGGATACAATGCTGGTTTGTGGGCCTGTGGGCTTGTATCCAATGAGATTCACAATCTTGTTCATGTTCTCATAAATTTCAGCTTGACTGAAATAACTCTCTGCACTCTGTTTGTTGAGATAAAACAACAATGTATGATATGAGTATGCAAGAATATCAATGAGTGAACTCAAGTTGCTGCCTTCAAAAAATTGGTCTGTAAATTGACCAGAATTGCGCAGTCTTTGCAACATAAATGCTTTCATGCTTTGTGCATCAAAAGATGCATAAGCATTTTGTGGCAAGTTGAATTCTGTGAGTGTAGAGTTAGACATAATTAGGCAAAATAGTATCCATTGGCATTGAGATAGGTTTTGATGATGTATTCATCAACCCCAATGAATGGGACAGCAACATCTATATTTATCTCATATTGACTGTTATCATAATCAGGAATCACATTGACTTCATTGACAATGATGCGTGGCTCAAAAATTGTGAGATTGTTGAGCACTTGATTTTGAATGATGACTGCAATGCCATCAGATATTGCTTCAAACAAATAGTCTCTCAAATCAATGCCAAATTCAGGATTCAAAATCTTTTCACCTGGAGACGTCAAAAACATATTGATGATGCTGTTGCGAATGGCTCCTACATCATAATCAGCTTTGAGGTCAGTTATCTGGCTGGGCTTGAAAAGCTCAATGTCATTGAGTTGTGCAAAATTGTCAGACAAGTTAATATCAACAAAAATAAACTGCTCATCCTGCCTGGTTTGTGGTGCAGGAACGCGCAGAATAGGCTTAACTTGTTGAAAATTTACATTAATATTGGCCACACTCTTATTTAAGCACCAGGATGCATAAATAATCTGTAATGAATCACAAGTTTTTACCTCTAGTTGAATCCATGCTCACCCGTTTCCAGAGACAAGGTTTTCTGGTTGGTGATGTAGTCAAATTTGTAGATGGCTTTGTTACCAAAGAATATTTCAAAAAATGCTCTGATGAAATGCAGCAACGCATCAAAGAGATTGCTGACATGGGCAAAGAAATGAATCTCAAAGTGGTGTACATCAAAAATGAATATCCAAGTGCACAACCTGGCAATGAAAACAATACCAATGGCACTGTGTTTCTTGACATTGCCATTGACTACGGTGGTGGTCGTTATTTTGGTACTACTACAGTGAGTCAAGACATGCTGCACCGCATCAGCACTGGTGTCAATTTGGATCCAATTCCTTCAGCCATCAAAAGAGACAACATGATTACTCTCAAGCCAGAACTTGTGAATATTCACCAGGTGGCAGATTCAGGAGATGAAATGCTGAATTTAAGCAACAAGCTCAATGCTCAACAAACACGCATGACTGATGCAGGCAACATGAAGCTCAAAAAGACAGAGTTGGATCTTGCCAAGAAAAACAAAAAGATCCCTGCCAAGGGTGAAGCTGAAAGCAAAGATACCAACTATTACGTCAAATACATGTCGTAATGTTGATGATGCAGTGAAATGCATTGGTTTCTTGATCCATGACAAAGGATGATCTGTACATGTGTTCTGCAATGTTGCAGATGTATACTTGCTTGTCTTTGATGCTTGCATCTGCATATACAGTATGCAGCAATGATTTGAGCAATCCAGGATAATCATTGCTGAACTGACTCTCATTGGCAATGATGAATTCTCTGATTTGCATGCAGTCTTGTTTGCATTTCAACATATCAAGCAGCTGTTGTACAAACTCATTGTTGTAAGAACTCTGTTTAACAGTAAACTCACCTGACACACAAGCTCTCTGCAGCTCTCCAATGGTCTTGCGAATGTCTGGAAAGCTGGCTTTGATGATGTCAATGAACATTGGTTTATCAATGTCTTGAACCTTGATGTTCTCTTGTTTCAATACGTTGCAACATCTCATGACAACATCTTTGAGATCTGGTTTGAGTCTCATGGTTTGACATCTGCTCTGCAAAGCAGGAATGATGCGATGCTCATAGTTGGCTGTCAAGATGAAGCGAGTGTGCTTGGCATACTCTTCCATGACATTGCGCAGTGCTCGTTGAGAGAAATCAGTCAGTCCATCACACTCATCCAACAACACAAT